TTAAAACACGGAAACAAAAGTTATTATCAAGTGCTGATCGACCCAAACAGATCAGAACTTATAGAGGAACAGGCAGAAAAAGAAGGTATCCGTGGCACAGCCTGGGTTAGAAAAGTAGCGTATAAGGAACTAGAGCGTATATATCCAAGCACAACATATAAGGTAGCTGAAGCTAAAGATGAGTTGATGTGGAGAGAATCTGTAGAACGTAGAATACAGGGTAGAAAATCCAAGCAGTGAATAACAAAGATTTAATACAAAATTATCAACACCAGCTTGCAGAATTAGAAAGGCAATACTTTTTTGAAAATATGGATATGAAGGAATATTGTGTAAGATATGATGCTATTAACAAACGAATTAGTGAATTAGAAAATGAAACGAGAAGAAACTCAATCTGGCAGAAAGTTAAAATTTTTACAGGACAACAGAAGAAAAAGATTAGTCAGATTATTACTGGACGTGGAGCTTCGTGGGGTGGATCACAAGATATACATAACTAAAGATTTTAGAGCAGACCTAACCGTTCACGATGGGAGGTGGGTAAACGATCATATAAGGACTGCTATTGTTAAACATAACTATGAAATCAATAAAATACCAAACTTACAGGTAAAGGATTTTAGTATTAAGGAAATTAGAGAATACGAAAAAACTTTTTTATCTGACGACCCATAGATTTTCTCTTTTTTAATTTTTCTTTCTTCAGTTCTCTTATTGCGTTCATTGCTTCCAGTTCTGCTAGACGACCCAGCATACCTGCAAGAAATAAGTCTTGCTTCATCTGGTGTCTTATAAGGTGAGTGCAGTATTTTTTAATCTCATTAAAGTTCTTACTCTGCATGACTTCTCTGCATCGCAGTTCAACAGATAGTTCTAGCTCTGGTGTAGGAGTTTCAAAGTCTATGTTGAAAAAAGTATCTTTAGTCATTTGACTGGAAATAATTTTTCTTCAATCATCTTTACGATTGCATCATCTATATCGTTATCAGATCTAGAAACTAAATCTTTTAAAAGAGATAAAGCAGCCTTGCGTAAAGATTCAGATTTACCAAACTTGATAAACAATCCAATCAGGAACTTAGACATAATCTTATGTGTTACTTTCCAAACATAGCTAAATTTGCTAAATTTGCCATGAGTACCTTTTGTCATGGAAGATCAGGAACAACAACAAGGTCATAGTCTGATAGCCAACGTGGTTCAGATGATTATACTTTTTTGGAGTTTAGGGGTAATTTCTTGGTCGTACTTCAATCCAAACCCTACCAGACAGATTGATACAACTTTCGCTGCTGGCTTACTTTCGGCCGTGACAGCGCAGTATGGCTTGAATATTAAGAAAAATAACGACAATAAGAAGGTAAAAGGTAAACTAAACATACAAGACAACAAAGACACCAAAGTAGGTATCAGCAACACATGATTAAAAAACTTCTACCATTTTTGTTTTTTGTTTCTAGCTCTCCTGTACTAGCCGACATTACACACAGTATCTCTTCGAGCGTAAAGTTTGAATCGCTATCAGCAGCAAGCACGGCTGATAAAATTGGCTCTTCGTACAGTATTTCGGGTAACAATATTACCACGGTTGACTCAAACTCAGCAGCTACAGTGGGCGGTTTTGGTTCTACGACTAATGGAGTTCCATCTGTAACATTTCCTTCTGCTACACAATCCACAGCAGGAGAAGCATTTAGTTTTACACAATCCTATGTGGAAGGAGATGCCACACCAGGTAGTGCAGTCACAGTAGGAACCGTTCCAAACTTCAGTGATTTAACCTCTACAAGTGCTGGAAGCGTAGGATCAGCAGCCGTAGCAATTGATAATCATACATTAACGCTGACACCAGGTACAGGAACAGGTATCGTACTTACAGGACAATTTGTTGTTGATCTAAAAATTGAATGAGGAGGCTACTTCTTTTTGGCTTTATTTTTTC